ACGGTAGCGAGCAAATCCTAATACGCCGTACCAACCCATTGGGCGGTGACGCATCAAGCGGTCAACTACTGGTCCGATTACTACGTGTGGCTCTTCTGCAACTGCCTCGGCCAATGCTTGCTGTCCGCAAAGAATTGTACGATAAACACGTGCAGATGAAGCACCGTCAGTAGCATTGTACAGACGTGGAGACTCTACGAAGTATGCACCTTCGTATGTTCCGATTTCTCCTGCCCAGATGCGGTCTTGTGCAGAACCGTATTGGTTAGGAAGCAACCATCCTGCTGAACCTGTCTCAGCACGAAGGTCGTGTGAAACCTCTGGGTGGATACCACACCAGTATAGGCTACCCTTGCGAGCAACGGCTTTGTTAGCACGTAACTTAGCAACGGCTCTACGTAGGTTTGCAGATGAAAGTGTAGCAGCAGCAGTAATTGTTGCTGTTGAAGTTGCTGTTGAACCTGAGTAGATTACGTTTGAACCGCCACGCAATGTTGTCATTGCTACGGAGTCAATAGAATCTGCTAGGTTGAATGCAATAATGTTTGCAATTGCTGGGTCAACATCAGCAAGAGAGAATAACTCTAATGCACGAGTTACCAACACTGAGTTACCGTACTCATTAAGAGTAATGGTTACTGAGGTTGGTGTTGACATTGCTACTGAATCAACATCGTCGTTCTCTGTTAATGCAGTAGTTGCTGTTGAAAGGTCAACATAACGTTGTAGAACGACTGTTGAACCTGGGATTGCTTGACGTGCTGGACGCTTATCTGCGACAGAACGAATTAGGGGTTCTGAACGGAGAGCGAATTCAAGAAGACGGTCATACGCCTTCTGAACCAAACCAGCAGCGCCAGCGGTACCTCCTAAAGAGGAACTACCTGTGGTAGTATAATTTACTGTTGCCATTGTTTGTCACCTCCAAGTGACTATGAACGGAATTATTGTGAGCGAAGTACATCTAATAACGCATCCATTGAATCTGCGTTGTCGATGCGAAGATTTAAATCCTCTGCTCGGTCTGGGGTCATAGCATTTTGGGTGAGTACATCTTGCTGCCTTAAGGCTGCTTTGTCTGTCTCACTTACTTTTGGCTCCTCAGTAGCAACTGTAATTCCGAATAAATCGGCGTTATCATCAAGCCAGTTAGAAACTGACTCTTCGTTAACTTCCTCTAAATCCTTAAGAACCAGTCTTGCTGCTTTAAGGTTGACACCCTTCTTTTCTAGGACTTCTTTGACTGTACGCTCACGCTGCACCTTGGATAATCCCTCAAGTTGCTCAGTAAGTTCCTTGATACGCTTTTCGTCAGCACGCTTTGCTTTTCGTAACTTTTTAAGTAAGTCACTTCCATCGCCTGCGAACTCATTAGTAGTATCTAGGTCGTCTTCGTCTTCATCCCAGTAGTTGTTGCTCATAGCAACCCACCCTTCTATTCGTTGTAGTCGCAAGCCTCAAATTCATTCGGGGAAATGGTTTGGCTCTTGCTACCAGTCTTTTACGCTAATGGGGCTGGTCGGTCCATTAGGATTCTAGTTTATATTAGTCCTGCTGCTCTATCTCTAGAAGCAAATCTTCCAGACGAGCCTTGCATTCTTGCAATTTCTAATTGTCTTAATCTTTCAATTTCATCTAATTCTTTTTGAGTTTTACCAAATACAGCACTTTGTGCCTGTTGGGCCGTGAAACTTCCACCAGCAAATTGAGCAAGCGTATTGGCTCTTTCAAGAGCCTTTACTTGTCCAAATCCAGTTAATGATTCGTTATACCCATAGCCTTGATTAGCAATACTTGCTGCATCCTCAAGAGTTAAGCCCGTAACCCCTTGTTGCCTTGCTGCAGACATTACAGATACTGCTTGTACTTTATTCTTAAGTTCTATAGCGCCTTGAGGGCCTGTAAGAATTGCTTTTGCTATAGATGCTCTATCTACTCCAGGAAAATAAGTTTGAAGGTCTTGTTTTAAGGCTGCAGGGGCATAATCAATAGCATTAAATACATCACTAATTAAATTACCTACCTCAAGAACAGACTTTCCTTTACCAATTACAGTACCAATAAATTTTTGGTTTGCTATTTCGCCAAGACCCGCTTCTCTCATTAAATCGCCCATTGCTTGCTCGGCTCTAATGTATTCAGTAATACTTGGTACTTCTATAGCCATTCCAGACTGTTGTAGTTTTTCTAGTTGAAAAATTCCTTCAAATCTACTTGTAAACTCAGGAATAGCATTTTGTTGTTTAGCGGCACGCAAAGCAAGATTAATTGAATCATTAATATCTGAACCAGATTTATAGAATCCAGAAACTAAATCAAAAAGTTTTGTAACATAAGGTTGATTTGCTTCATTTTGTCCAAATATTATAGCAAATGTATTTCTGAACGTATCCGATGCTAAAACTCTTTCTGTTAAAGATTTGTCTTCTTCTCCAGCAGGGACAGACTCAAATACACCGTAATAAAAACCACCATTACCGTCATTAAATTTCATTCTGCGTTGTTTTTTATCTGCAGAGTATTCCCAGCCAGCAAATGTGCCAGCAACTGGGAATTGACTTTCTGGAGAAGGAGGGGTTACGCCTCCACCGCCAGTGCCTCCGCCGCCACCAGCAGCAGGGGGAACTACCTCTGTTTCAGGCGTAGTTTTTTTAGTGCTAACAGGAGCCTTTTTTGTAGTTGTGGGCAAGGTTTGACCAGGTTTTGTAATTCTAGTTTCTGCAGGATTGCCTAGGCCATAAGTAAAAGTTGGCGTTGGAGTTGGCGTAACCCTTGGTGTTGTAGTTCTATCTTCTCTTTGATTAGCAGTAGGTGTAGATTTTTTAGTTGCCATTAAAAAGCACCCATTGCCTCTCCTAAACCAGTTGCTACATCTCTAGCAAAATTGTTCATTGATTGTGTGTATTGCGCTCTTTTGTCATTTAATGCAGCACGTTTAAGGTCTGCATAATTCATAGGTTTATCTCCAGATTGAGAAGCAAGCCATTCATTGACAATTGGTTCATCTTGCCATTTTATTTGAGAACTATCCATTTCCCAAGCATCAGCCAATATTTTAACTGCTGGATTGGCAACTTCTGCTACAGTAAGTGTTGGGTCAGATTGTAATCTAGTAGCAAGATACGGATGTTCTTTAATAGCAATTTTTTGCAAATCTACAATATATTCAGCAAAAGTCTTTTTGCCAGAAGCAATTAATTTTGCATCAGCAGCAATCTCTGCATCGCTTTTACCAATAACAAACATGTCTTTAACAAGTTGCTTTGCCTGTTGAAGAACCGCTATATTTTTAGAGCCTAAAGTCTTTTCATCTTTGAAGTTAACTTTTGCCCAGATATAATTAGAAGCAAACTCCTCAGGCTTAAAAAATGATGGATACTGGGTAGTTATAGTATTTTGAAGTTCTTGTTGAATTTTATCTACGCTAGCGCCAGTGCCAACTTTGCTTGAAGTAGATTTAACGACTGTTTCAATTTGTTTATTTTGCTCTTTATTAAACTCTTTAATAAAATCTTTAACATCAGCATCTGTAATAGCGCCAGTATAACCGTTGGCTGCTGCCACTTTTTCTAACAGGGCTTTAGCAGATACTGTGTTTAACTTGGTGATATTCTTGCTTGTGGTTGTTGACGATGTTGGCGAAGAAGTTCCGCCTAAAAATCCAGCAATTAGTTGCTGAACCTTAGCATCTAACTGTGCCTGTGTTTCGCCTGCCATTAATCAACCGCCTTTAAAGTATCGTTGTCAAAGTATATTTTAAGCATTGTCTGTAGTTTAGGATGAAACGCTGACATATTAGTATCAAGATAAGACAAATATGCTTCCTTGAATTTGCTCTTTCTTGGGTCTCTATCTTGAAAGGTTTGGTAAACCTTTACGACTTCATCACGTAGCGTCATAAACATTCTTACATCTTGCCAGTAATCTGTTGTTCCGTGCTTATCCATAAAGTCTTTATTGCTAACAATTAACTTGAATGCTCTAGCATAATTATATGAATTATCGCCACGTACACCTGCAGAATATTCATCAAACCAGGCTTGGCTTTCTGCCTTAAATACAGTTTGAGCCAAGGTAGATAAATACTGTTGCATTTCTGGGTGAGAACGCCAAGATTTACCATCTGTAATTTGCGCTTTCAATGCATCTTTAACTGCATTGTATCTATCCCAAAGAATGCTCTTTTGACGCTGAATATCTTCTTCTGCTGGGGTAAGTTTAAGGTCATTAACCAATTTGCTTGTGCCAGGCAGTTTAAGTTTTGGGTCATTTAGAAGTTTAGATATAGCAGTATTTCTATCTTCTATTTTATACTCAATATCTGCGCCAAGTAAGCCAACTAATGAAACATCTCCGTCTTTAATATTAGCCAATTGCTTAACTAAGTCAGAGTTGTCTTTAAATATTCTATTGTAGCCTTCAACAGTTGGTATTAAGCCAGGGATGTTCTTATTAAAGTCTTTAAATGTAACGTTCTCTAGAACAAGTTTAGGTCCAACAGTTGCCAGTAATTCATCGCCAGCAAGTGTTTTCGCTTCTTCTCTAGTCTTGCCTTGATTTTGATATTTAGCAACCAAATTGGTGTAGGCGTTATCTATAAGACTCGCAGGATTTGTATTTACCTTAACTGGCACGCCGAGTGGTGAAACAAAACTTCCAACGGCTTTTTGCCACCATAATGCTTGCGCTTCTTTAATTGCTTGTTCTTCTGAAATTTGAGTCTTTTCAATTCCCATGTCAAATAGAATTTTATGGTATCTATAGACTGAGTTTACAGATGCAAGAAAGTCTTGTTTGCCTAGTGGAGTAAAAAAAGCATTGTATGCTGAATTAGCCCAACTTGGAATAAATGCCTTGACTGGAACATCTTGTGGACCATATGGGTATGCTCCAGCGTAAATCCAACCAAACACTTTTCTAAACTGTTCTGGACCTTTTTTACCACTTGCATAATCTTCAGCGGTTGGCCAGTTTTCAAATACTTTTGCGGTAGAAATTGATGTTATAAAAGATGGGCTAGGTGCATTAAGTAGGAAACCAAGTGACTTAGCATTCAATTGTAAACCTTGGCCACTGCCTAAACCAATATCCTGACTTCCAGGAAGTACAAGATGGGACATTTTATTGATGTCTTCTGTGGGATTACCATTTTTATCCACAGCAAATGTTTGGAATGTTCTACCATAGTTATAGGTAAAACCTAGTGCTCTTACTGGGTTATTAACGGCTAGTCTTCCATAACGATAAACAGCATTAAATGCTGCGTTAGGAAATGCCATTACACCTCTTAGTGCATAAAGCACGTTGTTCTGCCTACGGACAGTATAAAATGTTTTCTCAACCTCTTGAAGGGCTTCTCTTTCAGCGGCTTGCTTTAATGCATTCCACTGAGAGCCATTAATCTTAACTTCAAGCCCTTGTTTAGATAATGACTCGGCTTTTTGAACCAACTTGTTCATAGCAATTTCATTAAATGTATTTTCACGAATAGGATTTTCAGGACGATTTAATCCTCTGAAAACTTTTCTTGAAAAGTTAGTAAAGAACTTGTCTGTTATCGCTGCAGAGTCAGCACCAAAGATGGCTTGTTCTGCGTAACCCCAATCAGATGGAGCAATTGGAAATAGTTTATCTTCCTTAAGTGCAGGAGCAAGCAATTTTTGCAATTCAATTGCTTTAATTTCACGCTCAAGCAAAATTGCCTGTGCTTCCTTTGAAGGTATTGTCCTGTTAACAAAAGCATATTTATCTTTAACATATGCAACTGCATCTGCATCATCATATATACCAAATTGTTTTACGTAAAGTCTACCCTCTTGACTAGTTGCCCATCTTGCAAGAGTTGGAGCATCTGGATTAGAAAGAATAACTCTAATTAATTTATCATTTCTAATAAGTCTATTTGCCACATACTCTAATTGATTGTAGTATATAGGGTTTGTTATATCAATCGGCATATTAGGTACTTTGCTCGAGATTATCTCAGAACGTGCACCAATAGATAGTTCGCCTAAAATTGTTTGCTCGGCAGTTACAGTGTTGTCAACTTCTGCTCGAATTGCTTTGGAAAAGTTGTTGCCTGTTTCATCGTCAAAAAATCCAGACAGTTTTACATACTGTCCGTTATAAACACGATAGTTATCTTTTTTGCCATAATATCTTTGTTTAAACTTAGCACTTCTTCCAAAAACCTCTGCTTGCTCTATAGATAGTTCGGCAGATTCGGCCAATGCTTTATCAATATCATCATAAGTTTTTGTTAACTTATCATCTATTTCTTTAATAACCTTGCCATTGGTTGCTAATTTAGATATAGCGGTCTTGTAAGACTTTAGCCCATCTTTTGCAGCATCTAGTTGAGGCTTAATCTTCTTTAAAGTTGCTGGGCTAGCAGACTTTTCTATATAGGCGATGCGACGCTCTAATGATGGTGCATTTGCAGAAGCCTTTAGTGTGCCATATGAGGCTGTCATTTCGACTAAGTCTGCCTCTAAATCATCTAATTTCTCATCCACTGCTTTTAAAGTTTTGCTTAACTTCTTAAAGTTTTGTTGCTTTGCAGCAGGGGATACGTCTCCATACAGCAAGTCATCTAAGCCAGCACTATATTCATCTCTAATTGCATGAAGTTTGCTAATGCTCTTTTGCTTATCAATAACTGCTTTATTAATAGCCTTTATATCTGCCTTGTTTGTAATTCTTGTAGATACTTTTTCACGAACCCAATTATTAGTGTTTTTTACAGAATTGTTTAAAGCAGTTCCAGCAACAGAAGTTGCAGTATTTCTGATACCTAGCGCAAGAGAAGAACTTACAATTGGTTCAAATATAGAGTTTTTAGGAATGAACATTGGTCGAGCCAATGCATTAAAACTCCAAAGTCTAGTTAGGTTTTCGTAAATTGGAGCAATAGTATTTTTGGTTACAGTTGCACCTCTTGAAACTCCAGTTTTGGCAATATCAATAAATTGCTTTTCAATTAAGTCCCAAGGGGTAAACAAATATGACTCAGCCATTTGGCTGGTTGTTTCAATATTGGTTCTATTCATTGAACCATCAGCATTGAATGAATAACCATTTCTTTCAAATACTCTTTTGTTTGTACGAGTATTGTTTAACATTTGGGCTACCTGAGCATTAATAGCATTTTCGGTATAATGTC